GAGGTATGCTTCGCAAACTACCAGTAGTAGCTGGGCTACCTCGTACAACAGTTACCTATTGCCAGTATGGAGATGGTCGTATGAAACCTACTGATTTGTGGGGAGTAGTGCCTAACTGGATACCTCGTGATATGTGTAAGAACGGTATGCCTTGCCACGAAGCAGCTCCTCGTGGAGCTAGGACAGGTACGCAAGGATTAAAGGGAGCAAGAGAACGATCACGTGTTCCTTATTCATTAAGTGAAGAATTACTTAAAGTCTTAGAAGGGCAGTAATGGATAAGTTAACAGGCGTATCTTTATTTGCAGGTGTCGGAGGATTTGATCTTGCTATGCAACGACAAGGCGTAAGAGTTGTAGCCTCTGTTGAGATAGATAAGAATTGCAACCAGGTATTGGCTAAACACTTTCCTGATGCAACCCAATTTAACGATGTAACTACGGTGAAAGGAAGTGATTTAATTGGAGTCGGATTTAATCCAAGCAGAGGTATTATTGCAGGAGGATTTCCCTGCCAAGACGTCAGCGTTGCTGGCAAAAGAGCTGGTCTTGCTGGCGCACGAAGCGGGTTATTCTGGGAAGCTGCAAGAATTGTGGAAGAAGCGCAAAGCGAATACTTCATCCTCGAAAACGTACCTGGTCTGCTATCCAGTAACAAAGGAGCAGATTTTGGAGTCGTCATCGGGACGATGGCCGACCTCGGGTATTCTGTCGGCTGGCGTGTGCTTGATGCTCAATACTTCGGAGTACCCCAGCGACGCAAAAGAGTCTTCATCGTTGGGCGACGTTCTTCTGACAGAGGCATTGCCGAAATACTTTTTAAGTCAGAGGGCTTGCGAAGGGATACTTCGCAGATCCGCAAGACGAGAGAAGACACTACCGGAAGCACTCCGCTTAGCTTTGGTCAAACAGGGTTCGCCAAGTATTCACCAGGAGTAACGACGCTTACTGCTACTACATATAAAAGACCGGAAGATAATGTTGTGGTTCACGAAGGGTAGGCGAGCACAGAATGAAGAAGACTACGAGACGTGGATTGAAGGAGGAGTAATGCCTACACTAAACGCATTTGACAATGGTGATATTAGAACGACTGTCATTGTTTTTCATCCGCACAGATCTGATGGGTTTAGATTACAAGGAGATGTAATCAATACACTCACAGCTTTTATGGGTACAGGAGGGAACAACGTATCAATGGTTGCTAAAGAAACAACAGTACGCCGCTTAACACCAGTAGAGTGTGAAAGATTGCAGGGTTTCCCTGATGATTGGACTGCTGGACAATCAGACTCAACCAGGTATAAGCAAATGGGTAATGCAGTTGCAGTGCCTGTGGTAGAGTGGCTTATACAAAACATAGTAGATATTGCTGAGGTTTCTTAACCCTTTTCCTCAGCTACTAAGAACCCTATCGCTAACCTTTCGGCGGTAGGGTTCTTGCTTTACCCACCAGTAGTATAAAAACCTTTACCCTTGAAGGTAATAGCGGGAGAGGTCCATACTCTACGGAACTCATTATGACAAGTGGTGCAGATGTATGTCTCTTCCGGGTCTGTAATCTTGCGCTCTATCTGGCGCACATCACCGCACCCTGGACACTCGTACTCATAGATCATAACTGCACTGCCTCCTCTATCGGTAGATAACCTACTAACTTATCAACCTTGCCTATCTTCTCAAACTCAGTAGTAGCTGGCAGGTAATGCACATACCAGACCGGCTCTGCTAAATCCATTAAGTCAAAGGAGTAGATACCAAGCGGAGTAGAGTTGATGTAGTAGGGAACAAGGTCACGCTCTGCAGCTTGGGTGATGAGCTTGCGATACTTCATCTCTTCAATGAGCAAGGTGTCATAGTGCCTAGCCCTGCACTTTAACTCTATGTAGTGACCTGCTTGCCTAGAGATGCAGTCATAGGCATCATAGATGCCCTCACTCTTTACTAGGTCAGGGTATAAACCCTCGCGCAAGAAAGTAAATAACAACTCTTCATTCATTGCCAGGGGCTAATCCCGCCAAGATTATCCTGCAACCTACGAAGTGACTTATCACATCTGCGATCTGCAGTAGAGATAGCGCACTCTAGTACCTGTGCTATCTGTTGCAGAGTAAAGCCCTCGTGGTGGCGCATACGCAAGAGAGCCTGGTCATCTTGTTCTAGTTGAAGAAAGCCCTTCTTGATGTCAATGAGGTTAGCCAGTAGGTTGCCACCTTCTGCTGGAGATGATGAACCTTTAGGTTGCCCGTCGTTAATCATCTCTTGTGCCTGCTCTAATACTGTGCCATCTATGATGGATGCAATGACAAAGGGAAGTAGCTGACCAAGAGTTGCTGACTCATAGTAAGCCTCATCATTAGTCTGATAGCCAGACTTAGATGCCTTCTCCTTGCGTGCATAACGCTCAGCTACACGTCTCATCTGCCACGCTATGCGTTGCTCGTTGTGCCTGCGTCGCTCTTCGATTGGCTCCATTAAATCTTCAGTATGATCTGCAGCCCTTGTCATAGCCCAAGCCATTAGCTCTTGCTTGATGTCATCCTTCTCAACGTGCTTGTTATACCTGCGATAGATAGTGTTAGCCACGCTAGGCACGAGGTCATATATTACTGGATGTAGTTCACTCACAGTCGGGTAGCACCTGATCTATAGTGTGTTGGATGTTGAGTAGTTTGATAGCAAGAAAATCTATGTAGTTGCTAGCATCAGCCAGCTCTTCAATCAGTTCTCTAATAGTATCTGATGTAGTAAAGGACTCAAACTTCTGTCCTTGTGCTATAGCATATTGACTATGGCCCACACCTTTGACTCGGTTAGCACGAAGTGATGCAAAGGATTCAATGAAGGATGTTAAGTCCTCAGTTGATACACCCACTGCACGATAGCCAGTAACTGCAGCGTGATCTACTAACGGGTTGGTTGTGGGCGTATGAGTATGAGTTGTGTTGCTCTGTCCTGCTGCAAGATGTGAAAGCCCATATGCTGCAAAGTCTGTAGCATTATGACCCACTCGTTCTCTGTCATTGTCATACATTCGACTCCCCTATCAGTAACTTCCGTGTCGCATCAATACCATTAGCCAAGTAATAATCATTGATGTCCATACCTGGTGGTAGTGTAACAATCTGTGAGTTCATTACCTCATTCGCCACACGCTTAGCAAACTCAGCTCCAGGGTTAGAGCCATCCTCTTTGACATCATTATCGCCAACAACATAGATAGTTTCGTACCCCGCAAATAGCTTTGGAAAGTGGTTCTTCCACGCTGCAACACCTGGTACACCTACTGCTGGGATACCTAGTTCACCACTAGTAACGATGGCATCTAACTCACCTTCACATACTACGATGTAGGGTGAATCAATAGTGATATCACATACGTTAAACAGGTGTGCCTTCTGCCCAGTAGGTGAACCATACTTAGGCTTGGCATCATCTAATCGTCTAAACTTAAAGCCAACACAACCACCAGATGCGGTGATGTATGGGATAGATAACCAACCCTGATACATCTCGTGACCATTGATTGGTTTGGTAATACTTCCTAACTGAAAGCGTGCAGCTACTTCTTCAGAGATCCCACGTGCGTTTAGCGCGGCCAGTGCTTCTTGACTTATTGCCTGAGCGTATTGTTGCGCCGCTTCCAGTAGCAATTTCGACTGCACGTTTAAGGCCATCGTTAAACTCCAAGTTCTCTAGGATGCACACTAGGTTAGCTGCATTGCCACCCTTACCGCAGGTATGGCAGAAATATAAATTGTCATAAGTATTGATAACTGCTGAGCGTCTACTGTCACTATGTAAACAGCAACGAACCGAAGCACTCTTGCCCTCACGTACCTCACCTCCATAGTGGGAAACAATTACTCCTATGGGGATTGAGTTTGCATCAACGGCACCTTTGTACCGTCCCGCTTTACGTACCCTGGACCAGTCTTGTGCTGACATACACACCCCTTATCATCACACTTATCGTGCCATTGAGCTGAACGCTTGTAGTGTGCAAGAGTGTTCTCTTCTCCACCCTTATGACAGTTCTGGCAAATCATTTAGGTTGAAGTTTCTTAATTGCTTTAGGATCTCCACCAGAAAATATAAGCAAAGCGTGTGCTAATCCCCAGTTGTATGCGTTATGTTCTGGGTGTGGATTTTCTGCATCTTCTGGTTCAATCATAAGTTCATTGATAGCTATATGAAATCGTTCTTCAGTTAGTTGCTTCATTTGCTTCCTCCTCTGTAGTTTCTTCTATCGGTGCTACTTCTGGTACTAGTATCTCTGTTGTTGTTATTTCTCCACCTGGAACTGGCATTGTTGTTACTACTTTCCCCCATCTCTGGGATTGACTCATTGACTTACCACGTTGTGTGGTACGCCGTCTACGACGAAGAGGTTTAATAGCTATTGCCATTACTGTTTCTCCTTTAACCATTGTGCTAAGTCTTGGATTACCCAAGCCTGATCTATTGAAGCGTTGCGACGCTTAACTATTACATATGACAGAGGAACTTCCCCAAGACCTCTAGCCTTAGAGTAGTTAAGCGCCTCAACTTGTGCTTCTCTCCAGAACTCAGGCAACGAAAGGGTTGCCCTGTTCTTGAGTTCAAGGATATAGGTTTCTCCCGCGATAACAGTAACGATGTCGCCCTCATCCTTTGCCCCAGCTTTAGTCAGACGCTCTGCAATAACTCCGGCCTTGCGAAGCCACTTCATTACATCTGTCTCAAACTGAGAACCTTTAGTCTTGTTGTACTGACTCATCTACCAATACAACCTTGTTGATTTTATAGATGATATTACCTTCTTCATCTTTAACTAATTCGACAATACCAGATTGCAATAGAGCACCAACGAAGTTGGTCAGGTCTACCTTGAGTGCATCAACTTCTGCACGTAGCCCATCTGCCTTGAGATTATCTCTGTACTTATTTGTTAACTGTCCTTCAGACATTGTAGCCTCCTTGGTATCCTGCGATTGTATCTTTGCGTAACATCCAACCAAACTCGTTCTGATCTGATATCTGTACTGCTGCATAGTTTACCAGTAGCTGTGCGTATTTACTGCCGTCTGCAGTATGTGCGCCAAAGCGATTCTTTACTGGTGCAACCTTGAGTATTCCTTGTGTCGGGTCATAGCCCAGTGTAAGTATCAGTGCAGGTAGCTGACTGACCTTTCCGTGGATTGCTCTGCGATGAGGTGGGTTTGATGGTGACCCATACTCTGACTGTTCTGATACGTGATGGAGTACTAGGACACAGGCCTCAGTCTTGCGTGCCATATCGTGTAGCTCCATCATAATAGCTCTTAGGCCAGCCCACTCGTTGTCTGTCTCAGCAGTTATGTTCATCAAGTTATCAATGACAATCAACTCAGGTGGCTGTCCGAAGAGTTCAACGTAGGCCCTTATCTCCAACTCCAAATCGTCAATGTTTGGAGATGAATCAAAGACCCACTTGATGTGTGAAAGTTTGTCTAAATGTGCATTGTAGTACTGGCTATTGTCTGAAAGGTTTGCCTCTACTGTCACTTGTGAGTGACCAGATAGATGCGATACAGACCTCATCATTACAGTAGTGGTATCAGTATCTGCGGAGAAGAAAAGTGTAGGAACCTTGGCTTTGATTGCATAGATCAGAGCGAACATAGACTTACCGGCGTTAGGTGCAGCAGCTACCATACATACCTGGCCTCTGCGAAACTTAATGCCTTCTGCTTTTAATCCATCCCACACGTCTGGTAATGGTGTTGCTTTGGTAAGCACACCACTCCAAGCGCGGGAAAGATTAAGCACTCTTCCAGTCCTTTACTCTAATCTTGCTTCGTGTACGTAACAAGGTGCGTTCGTATTCTGTTAACCCACCCCAGATACCAAAGCGTTCATTCTTAATACCCCATTGAGCGCACTCACTTCTGTGGATACAACTCCGACAGATTGACTTTGCATAACTAGGGTCTAGTAACTTACGGTTTTCTGGGTTATCTCTTTCTGGAAACCAGAAGTCTCCACCAATCTCTGCACATAGCGGGTTCTCGTATTCACGAGGCTCCCGCATCGTTTATCTAACCCAGATAGTGTCGCACTTGTCTACTGCACCCTTTGGTGCAGCACACATATAGCCCTTCCAAGGTCCCTTAGCTGATGTACCTGAGCGGAAGGCCATCTCTCCGTGTCGGCACGTGTGTGCCTGTCCATTAGATTGAACTGCTACTGGTTGTGCTTGCGGTGGTGTTTCAAATTGTCGTGCAATTGATTCAACAGTTGGTGCTGGTGCTGATGCACCACCGAGAAGTTCTCTGCCTGTTGATTTAATAAGAGTAGATACCATTGATAGATCTGTAAGGCCTGTCTCTAAATCTCTGACATCCTTTGCGTAAAGATTGATGAGTGTTCCATCAGGCAACTTATAGTTGACCTGGAACTTGGTTCCTTCTACTGACATTTACTTACCTCCACCTTGCTTTATAGATAAGCGATGACTCTCAGCGCCTATCTTCTTAGGGACATACCCTAAAAGTTTTTCTACTTCTTCACTATCAACTGACTCGCGCCCTCTGACAGTGCTCCAACTTACTTCTATACCAGAGTTAGTAACACCTAGTAATCCTTCAAAGGTTGCCTTCAAAGAATCTTGTTCTTTCTCTAGCTCTTTAATCTGTAATGCTAACTGTAAATACATCAGTGCATTCCTGTCAATATCAGGATCTGCAATGACTACATCAGTCACTGGTGTACGTTCTTTTTTTAGACCAACGCATCCCATCTGCCCACTTGCGTCATAGAACTTGCAATAGAACTGACAGTAGCTTGCATCTTTTTCTGGTGCTGGTGCCTCTGCTGCTTCTTTAACAGCCGCTAGCCAACCGAGTGCCTCTAGTGCAATGGACTCATCGTAGTCTTCGGTGTGAACCTTGACATCTCTTTCGTCCCCGTCCCTGGCAATTGCTACCAGTGACACTCGGTTGACCGCATAGCCGTTTTTAGCTAGGAGGTAGCCGTAAAGATGTACCTGCCACCGTTGTTGTGTTGATGGAAAGTAAGTAAGGTTCCGGACCTTGCTTGTCTTCCAGTCAATAACATCACCAGTACTAGGTACAAAGCAGTCAATGTGTGCTTTCATTCCATTGTATTCAGCTTCAACTTCAACTAATACATCTGGATTATCAGCCAATGCTCTTTCAATTTCTGCGTGGATAGCAGTACCCATAATCGCTGCTAGTTTTAATTCGTTGTCATTAGTTTCAGGTTGGTCATTGAGTCGGTACCACACCTTACGTCGGCAACCACCTACCTCTGATGGACCAATCTGTACTTGTGTAGAACGTGAACGCTTAGCATCTCCTGCACGTAGTGCAGTAAGTAATAGTTCTTTAGGATCAGT